TCTATGCCCGTGTCAAAAACGATCTTGCCGTCTGCTGCCATAACATCACTCCTTCCCATAATTTAATATAACAGTTGTCTTGCTTTTTCAATTCTCAGTCTTTCCGTTCTGGATACGGGCAGCTCATAAAGCTCCTGCATTTTGTGATAATGACTTTTCATAGTCTCCGACATATCACCCGTTTCCGCTGTGCGATATCCGACTATCTCAGTAAATTTGCAGTCATGCAGGGAGCGGAACAGCCCCCTGAACGTCCACCAGTGCAGATAATCAACTGTAATAAGGTCAATGCCGTACTGTTCGATAAACGCCGCATGGATATACGGGAAGTCCGCATCAAATTTGTACGGCAGACGTGATTCGAGAAAATAGTCATCATCAGCCGCAGCATTTTCCTTTGGCGGATCACCGCAGTGGTAGAACCACCGCAGAAAATCCGCTGTTTTACGTGTAAGAGGTATATGCTGCTCAGGCGGGAAAATAATGTCCGCTGCCAGACCATACCGCAGACTGTCATCAACATCACCGTCAGTCATTAGCAGCTCATAGCGCATCCATTCACGGAAATCGGAATGAAAATCATACTCCCTGCCGTAAAGCACGACAGAAGTCGGAAGGGAGCTTACTTCTTTGGGTTCGATGACACCCTTATCTCATTTCTGGGCTTGGGGGCATATTTGGCAATAACAGCCTCAGTCTCCTTATTGCTGATGTCATTGAGCACAAACCAGAGGGCAGACATTTCATCAATATTGATGCTGTCAAGCTTTGCCTTGGGGAATATCTCTTCCGCAGCCTCTTCACCAATGAACAGCGCAATGCCCTCTCTCAGCGCCGCTGCCTGCTGTGCTGCATTGCCCTCTGCAATCTGCTTGTTGATACTGTTCACTCCGTCAACAAGGGGCGCTGTCTTGGGTGGGATATCAAATACCTTTCCGTAGGCTTCAAGCTTGGTGTCTTCGGGACGTGTATATTCAAACTTCATAGTTATTTTCCTTTCTCATATAAAAGCTGCCGGAGCATTTCTGCCCCGGCGTGAAATTATTTATCAGGCAGCTTCGCTGTCGGGGGTAAATGTCTTGGTCGTGAGATCAAACTTGCCCTTAACTCCGTCACCCTGACCATTAAGGTTGCCGGACATGGACATCTTCTTTTCACCGTCAATGCTTGATACCTGTACAGACAGATTTTCTCTGTATGCCGTGCATTCTTTGTTGCTGGCGGTTTCCTCAAAGGCATCAACGGTCACGATATCAACTATGCAGTCGGAGCCTGTCTTGCGCCCCTTTGCAATGTCGTATATCTTTTTGATAGCTTCATTTGTGTGCATAAGGTCACATTCGAACGCATAGTTGGGTTCATACGACGTGGTATCTGTGGTGGCACTGTCATCACAGATATACTGCACGGATTCGGTCTGGGCATTGGGGTTCTCCGAAAATTTCTTCCAGCCCTTTCCCAGACGCACCCATGTAGGTGATGCTGACGTGCCTGTGTTCATATAAACGTGTACTTCCGACCTCTTGGCAATTTTCTGAGCTGTTTCTGCCATAGATCATTCCTCCTTTTCGTATTTCAGTTTGATTTGTATAGCATATGTACCTCGCTTGCCCGATGGATCAAGCTCCATGAGCATTGCATTTTCAGCCGTGATCTCAATGGCAGTACAGCCGTCGGGCATATCGGGCAGATCTCCTGCATCGGCAGCAGCGTCGAACCAACGCTGCAAGCGTTCCAGAAATGCACTGTTTTTCAGTCTGTCTGCGTCCAGCACGGCGAATTTGCGTATGTTTATCTGACAGATATACTGACGTATCTGAGTGCCGTCAACATATTCGTCCACAAGATTATCAGTATCTGGGAAAATGCCGTAGTTATCGTTATCCGCATCTGTCCAGTCGATGTGACGGTGTTTGCTGTCAAATTCGGACATAAGGGGCACAGATGCAATATAATTCCTTATGCCTTCGATTATGCTGCTGACCATATCATCTCCTCCTTGCCCTTGCTCCCGCAAGCTTTGCAGCACCGTTCAGGATATCGGACTTGTGCGCCGCTTTCATGCGCTCGAACCATAACCGTCCACGCAGTCCTCCACGGGACATTCCGCCCCTGCCCATGCCAGCGTTACCGTAATACTGCGACTTGGCATATACGGTATTGTAGCGCACATATCCGCTGCCGTAAACAGTTCCGATAGCACGCTTAAGGAGACCGCTGAGAAACGGCACATACTTATCGCAGTATGATACCACCTTGCTGTCGATGTACTTCTGTACCTTGCCGCCTCTTTCAACACCCCTTTTGCGGAGCATTTCCTCAGCGGGGTCCATCTGAATAATGACACCCATTACTTAGCACCTGCCTTTATGTGCTGCATATCTCTGCTGCCGTATCGGTTAACGGCAACAGACGTTATTCGCAGCGCCGCACCGCAGATAACAGCAGGGTCAACATTCTCATCGACACCGCCCATCACAACAAAATCCCCGATGCGCACATCTGTATCGACATCGGGAAAATATATGGCAGCGCTGTCTGCATTTTCAGCTCCGTATTTTTTGACCTCCTGCGCATATACGTCCTGCCACATTACCGCAGGAACGTATAAATAAACAGGATCCTCGCCGTCCGCAAGGCGTATCACGGTACAGTCGGTATTGGTCGTCATATCCATTTCACCGCCTTGAGCACATCGGGGATATACAGCTCTGCGATATCATACAGCCGCTCATCGGCGGACTTGACATCTCCCGAAGCATAGCTTACGGAATACTCACCCACTTTTTCCGATGTCTTTGAATATGATGCTCCCGTTTCGGTGCGGTAATATTCGTCCGCAATCGCACAGGAGCAGGTCATGAGCCGCCGTGCAAGAGAACTTCCCTCAGCAGGCAGTCCATTTTTCTCGAACAGGAAATCCGTCCGGTTATCAATATACGCCCCCGCCTTTTCGGCGTAGGGCGTATAATCATTTTCGCTGAGCTTGCCGTGATATACCTTGCTGTAATAGCTGTAATCAGCGTACATCTTACTCATCCTTTCTGCCGGGCGGTTTCTTGGGCTTTCTTACCTTTTCAGCAGGCGATGTCCTCACAGGCTCTGTTCTTCCGACAGTTTTCATGTTTCCACCTCCGTCATCCGGCATAATGCAGATAAATTCCGCTGCGCTTGTTTTCAAACACATCGGCAAGACCATAGGCACGGAAGAAGAACAGCCAGCTGTCGCTTGACTGGTTTTCCTCGGGTGTGATGACCTTGTTCACGGTGTGCTTGGGGTACTGGATCACGGCAGACTTTTCGATGATCATAAAATTGATAGGCTTGCCCTCTTCGGATACCTTTCTGTAATACTTGCCTGCTTCCCACGATGCAGTAGATGCAACAGGGGTATATACACCATCGGAGACGGTGTAATAGTTTGAGTAATTTGATGTCCAGTCATCAGGCTGTGAGGCAGTGACCTCATACTTTGCCGCAGCTTTCTTGTAGCCGCCTGCCTTTTCGCCGTCACTCTTGCCGTCAGCCATATCAATGGCAGTGTAAAACCTTGACTGGGGTACCTTTACGACCTTTGAGAAGCTGTCAAGTACAGCCTTGGACTTTGTGGTATCCACGTTGTTTGCGGCGTTGTACAGTGTGGGTGTGATAAACAGCACCCTGCTCTCAGCTGCGACCTCTGATTCGTCCATAGCGGACTGCGCAGTGATAAGGGCGCTGATAACATCATTGCCGCCGGTGAGCGAGCCTGTTTTAACAGAGATATCTTTCTGTGCCGCATAGGTTGCGAAGCGGAAAGCATCAAGCTCGGGCACAGTTTTTGTGCGGACAAATTCAGATGCCAGTCTGCCGAACGCAAGACCTGCGGTCTCCTCATTGTCCATGTTATCCACGCTGAAACGTCTGCCACGGTCGTAGTTAAAGGTGACTGTTTCGTTGGTAAAGCTGGTATCACCATCTACATAGCCGCTTGAGCGGGAATAGTCAGCCAGCCCGTCCATTGTGAGCTTGGGAATGATAAGCTCATTGGCATTTGCGCCCGCTCTGACCAGTGTGCTGTCACTGTCAAGCACGGAAGTGCATGATGCAAGCTCATACACCATGTCCAGCTTTTCGGTGTACTTTGAAAATTTTGTAATAGCGTTAGGCATAATTTTTCCTCCCTAAATAAATCACTTGGTTTCAGCGGGCAGACCCATAACGGCTCTGATCTGAGCGTCCGATATTGTATCGGTAGCTCCGCCGTGGTCGATCCCTGTGTCGATCCTTGCTGTTTCCTTTGCAGGCTCATCGCCGAAAAGGAAAGCCTTATCGGTCTTAGCCTTTTCCAGCTGTTCCGCCAGACCTACTACCTTGTCGCCGTCAAGCTTAAGGATAGATGTGTCAATGAGGTGACGGGCAAGACCAACGTCCTTAGCGCCTGCCTTGGTGAGAGCCAGCTCCACGGCACTGTCAAGTTTCGCCTTGGCAATATCGGTGTTGTACTTGGTCTCCCAGTCGGCAGCGGACTTTCTAAGCGCTTCAAGGTCAACACCGTCAAATGCCTTGACCTTTTCGGTAAGCTCCTTGGCGTTCTTCTCCGCAGCGTCAAGCTTATTTTCAGCCTCCGAGAGCTTGGACGCAGCTTCATTCTGCTCCTTTCCGTGCATTTCCAGCACCTTTTCCGCCTGCTCATCGGTAATTCCGAGAGCTGTAAGTTCTTCCTTCTTCATGGAAATTCCTCCTTTAAAAATTGGTTTTGGGTATAAAAAAAGCGCCTTAAATATTGGTTTAAGGGCTTTTTAGGCAAAATTAAAGCACCCTGTCGGTGCAAGGTGCTCATTTATGCAATTTTTTTACATACTCATATATCTCGTTATAAGGAATATGGTTATCTAATGCAGATAAATAATCTTCATATGAAATACCTAACTTTTTAGCATCTGCTCTCAACTCTTCCTCTGTAACTGGAAGAAGAGGTGCGCCGTCATCAATCATAACATGATAACATTTTTCCTTTACATACGCCAAGACATCAGCAGTTTTGAAGATTCCGTTATCCAACGCATCAACATATTCATCGTATGTAATTCCGATTTTCTCCGCAAATGCTTTCATATCATCTTCGGTTGGCAAGGGAGCAGCGTCGTCAAGTGTAACGTGATAATTTTTTTCCATTAAACTACACCAACTTTCCAGTTATAAGATTCAGCAAGCTTGCTTAAAGCAGCGTAAAAATCTCCGCCGTTGTTAGAAATAAATCTTGCCCAGAGATTTTTTAATTCAAGCGCTTCATTTGTATTTTTCCTAAGCATTTCGTTTGTAACATCAAGCCTTTTACCGTTACCGATTTGCAGCCAATATATCTTGCCATCGTGGGAAGCTGCCATCATAGTTCTTATGCTTGGGCATTCGCTTGCCGTTACAATATCCTCAATACTTAGCGGAGCATTGTTGGGGTGGTTGTGTATAACGGTGTATGCTCCCGCTCTGCCTTTGGGAATGTTGAAGCTTACAGACAAGCCATTGCTGTACTGCCTGTCCTTTATTACTCCGGATATGTTGCTTATTACTGAAACTTCCTCGGACATATGACCATAGTTATTCAGAACAGCCTCTCTTGCCGAAACATATACGGAATCACGGGCTAAAACGCTGAAAAAATCCGAGTCAAATTGCCTGAATTTATTTTTGTATTCCTTGCTTTCAAAATACTCTTTAGGTTTGAACTCAGTATTATGGTACAAATCAGAATGAAGTGTGACCGGTCGCCTTTTATCAGCCCAAACAGCCCTCTGCGAAACACTCTTTCCGAACCCCACGACCCGAACACGGGAGTTATCCCTTTGCAGGTCATTGTCACGGATAAACGCATCAAGCCTTGCCTCACGGTTTTTAAGGGTAACGGAACGCTGAGCAAACTCCCTGTCAAGCATTGCTCTGAGCTGAGGATC